TTACCTTTTGGTGGATTCTTCTTTGTTTTTTCATCTTGTTTAATAGCTTGTTCTTGATGGTCAAAAAATGATCCGAGCGAAGTACTAAGTTCACGTGTTATTTCAATAACTTCAGAACCTGTGCTTTTAGCATCTTTGTATAAGGCTATGCCTTGTTTAACAGCAGAAAGAGCAGCTAGAGCAAGAGTAAATGGTTCCATTTTTATTCTTGTAGTAGTATGTTATTGGGAACATATTGAGTCATTACCCAGTTTGTACCATTAGAAACCTTGGTGTTAACAATACATTAACTGCGTTTTCGTTAATAGCCATGATTAAACGTCCGTTGCGCCTTGGTATTGAGCCATTGTTTTAAGCACACCATAGATTGCAGGAAGTAAATCACCTTTACCCGCAATGTCTGCTAATCCAATGTAGTGTGCGTGTTCCATCACAGGAGACATATTTCCATGTCTTGCATCTGCGTTGTAATGTACGCTCACCTGAACTTGGATGTTGTCTTTGTTTCCAAAAAAGTTTGTGACTCTAGCGTAAGCCTGTGGAGCAGGTGCTCCAAATTGTGTTGATGCGAGATTAATTTGTAATGCCATTGTTTACCCCAGTTCTGATGTGTCTAAGCGACAATTCCACCTGATAGTGGTTGATGCCGCACCTGTTACGTTTACCGATATACCGCCATTGGTTGTGTCTGCTGTTACTGTTACGTTTGCAACTAAACCCCAACCCGCTGATATTGCTCCTGCGTTTGCACCCAGTAGTGTAATTTGTGGTGTTCCTACTAGTGCTACAGTTGTTGTAGCTGAACCTGTACGCTGAATAACACCTTTTATTTCCCATCCTGCCGCATTGGTTGTTGCAGTATCTTTTGCTGATACTAAACCTCTAAATGTGTACACACTTGATGTTGATGCTGATGGTGCAGGAAGAGTTGGAATTGAGGATGTAGATGCAGAACCAAATCCTAAACTATAAAGTTCTGTTGTTGTTGCGTTTGTGGTTGTAACAGATAAAACAAAAGTTTCTATTTGAGAATCGCCTTTTGTTGAAAAATTTCCTGAAGCATAAGTTTGAACGCCATAAACCAATCTTATAGTTGAGGCTCGACCACCTGCAATACCATAACTTCCATTAGCAATATTGTTAAAACCACCAAATACTGTGTCAAATGTGCCACTAGCTGTATTAGACCCGCCACCAGTAACTACTGATCCACCACCACTTGCAGTATTTGTATAATTTGAAGCCCCATCATAAGTCCCACCACCACCAACAAAAGAACCTATCCCAGAAGCAATGTTATTTTTGCCACCACCAACAAAACTCCAATCACCTGACGCAGTATTCCTATTAGCCGCAGTACCCGCATCACCACCACCACCAATAAAGCTATAAGAACCTGTTGCTTGGTTATTTCCTCCTCCTACTACTACTCCATGAGGTGTGTAGAAAGATAGGGTTGGTGAGCCAGATGCGTTAGCGTTTTGGGATAGGGTTAGTGATGTTCCTGATATTGCTGAGACATAAGTATAAGAAACAATGCCTGTACCAGTTATCAGCTGACCAACTTTAATACTTGCATTTGAACCAGATAGTGTGACCGCAGTAGATCCTGATGTAACTGTTGTGGTTGCTTGTGTAGTTACAGTTGAAGCGGATGTTCCTGAATTAGTAAAACCACCACCAACAAAGTTATACCAACCACCAGAAGTATTAGATTGACCACCAAAAACTAAAGCATAGTTTCCACTTACTGTATTTGATTGTCCTGTAAATATTCCTGAATTTGAAATTCCTGAACTAACTGAATTAGTTGTGCCTCCAACAATTGCGTTTTGACCCCCACCACTAACAGTATTTTGGTATCCACCAACAACAATATTATCTTGCCCTGCAACAGTATTATTTCTACCACTACCTATAAAAGAACTTGAACCACTTGCAACTTGAGAAGCAGATGACCTTGAAGTTTGAAAATCTGAGCTATTAGCACCCCTAGCATTACCACCTGTAGCAGTAGAATCTGTTTTTTGTGCTTGAAGTGCGCCTGTACCCAATGGTTGTAAAACAAGAGGTGTATTTGTTCCTCCTGCCGCTTTAATTGCAGGATAAGAAGCATCTCCCATCACCTGAATATAAGTAGTAGAAGCATCGCCAAGGGTTGATGTTCCTGTAACCTCTAAGGTTGTAAATTTACCTGTACTAGCAGTTGTAGCACCAATAGTTGAATTGTCTATTGTTAGACCAGTTAGTGCAGATGTGAATGTAGGTGCGCCTGTACCGCCAGACACTAAAGGTTGTCCACTAGTACCAGGTGTATTTAAAGCTAAAGCACTTACTCCAGAATATGTAACCGCACCCGCACTAGCCGTTAAACTGGCATTAGTACCACCCCTATTTAACGCTATGTTGTTTCCGTTCCACGTTGCATTGGTTATAGAGCCAGGATAACTTAATGTATTGGTTGACCAAGATACATTTGATGGTGCAGCAAAATGATAATCCCAAGATCCTGCGGCACTACTATTTGATAACAATACTAAAGTTACATAACCACCTGATGGGATTCCACCAGATATTATTGATGTACCAGAATTGTTATTTAAAGTAATTGCACCACTACTTTGATTATTATTAAATGTAAATGTTGCGCCATTTGGCAATGTAGTTGCGTTTGGTAGTTGGAATGTTTGTCCACCAGTTCCAGTTACATACCAATTTTGTACAGATGCCGCAGTTAAAACTTGAGTTGTTCCACTTGCAGTTAATCCATTAAAACCTTCAAATAAACAATTAGTTGATAAATTAAAGTTGGCGTCATAAACCGCAACACCATTTGCTACATTGGTTGCATAACTTGTACCCCAAGCAGTTCCTGTTGAATTAGGTATGCCTGCACTTGGGTACGGAGCATAAGGTAATGCAGGTATGTCGGCAGTCACCAAAGACCTAAATGTTGGAGTTCCCGCACTACCAGATGCAGGTCCTGCAAACAAAGTATTAATAGGTTGTGTAGCCAATGTTCCAGTTAGTGTTCCTGTTGTAGTAACAGGAGACCCACTTACGCTGAATACAGATGCAGGAAGTGCCAGCCCTACAGAGGTTACTGGCTGTTGGGTTGTTACAGCACTAGACCCATTGGCGTACATGTAACCAGTCAACCCAGTTACTGTAATGCTATTAAACGCCTCTGAAGAACTTCCGTTAATCTTTTCCCACGCACTTGTAGTGCTGTTGAATATCGCCCAGTCGCCAACAGACCATAATGAAATACCGTTCAGTGTGGTTGTTCCTGCTGTCGAGACAACATAATAATTGTTGTTTGTGCCAACACTAGAGGTTAGTGTAGGACTATTTGTAGCCGCATTCCATGTTCCCTGATAGGATGGTGAATTTAATGGGTTGGTAGTAGCAGAAGTTATTTGTCCCTGCGAATTGACCGTGATTGACGGTATAGCCACGCTAGACCCATAAGTACCCGCAGTAACCGTTGTGTTAGCTAAAGCTATCGTACCTGTAGTTGTTATCGTACCGCCAGATAAACCAGTACCTGCGGTAATACTTGTAACAGTCCCTGTTCCATAAGGTAAAGAAGGTATATCTGCAGATACTAAAGCTCTAAAACTCGGAACACCTGAAGTACCATTTGGAGATGCTAATACTTGATTAGCAGTCTTACTGCCATAAGGATTTTGTGTATCCCCATATCCAGATGCCAAACTAACTGTAGTAGCCCCGCTTGTTGTAGATGCGTTAACAGGAGATGTACCTGAAACAGAAGTTATTGTGCCTTGTGGATTGCTTGCGGTCGTTAATGCTGTAACCCTGCCATAAGTATCAACTGTAATAACAGGAATTAAAAGACTTGAACCTGTGGTTCCTGCTGTTACTATTCCAGAAGCCAAATCAATTGCAGGAGTTGTACCTCCAGTTGATGTTGTTCTTCCTGTTGTACCACTTACAGACGTTACATAAGTACCTGCAGCTTGTTTGTTGTTAAACGTATTCCAGTCTGTAGAAGACAAGTATCCGTTTGTACTAGTTGTAGCTTGGTTAATAGTTATGTTGGGAGCTGTACCACCACTAGATACTATAGGAGCTGTACCTGTTACACCAGATACTCCAGAGCTAGATAAAACTTGATACTTTACATTACCTGCATTGGTAAGTACTTGCCAACCACTGCCATGTGTGTAAGTTAGTTTTTCTTCTACACCTAAACTTACTTGAATAATGTTATAACCTGTACTAACGTCTACTAGCTCAATGTTAACTACAGCAACAACAGTATCGTTATTAATAACAGATACCATGTCTATGTCTCGTACTGCATTAGCAGCAGGAGCACTACAGATAATTACAGGAGTAGTACCATTAGAAACACTAAGCTGAGTAGCACCAGTGTAAGCAGTAGTAGTTTGATCTGAATAACAAACTACAACTTGAAGTGCATTAGTTGTAGTAGCTCCAGTTAAATATAACTGTAAAGATCTGTTTGTAGTATCAAGTCTTATCATATTTAACCGTGCCTAGCAGCAAAAGCATACACAACAGGAGATACACCTCCTGTAGAAGGAGAAGATACCCAAGACGTTCCATTAGAAGTTAGTACGTTACCTGTTGTTCCAGGAGAAGATAACCCAGTACCACCAGAAGATGCACTTAAAGGGGTAATAATACGTATTGTTGTAAATTCAGCAGCAGCAGGAGTGTTAAGTCCTATAACAGTAGCATTTAATGATCCACCAGTAACAGCAATGTTATTAGCATCTTGAGAAGCTACTGTTCCAAATACTTTGTTACTAAGCTTTTGAAACCAATCTCTCCAGGGGTAATTTTCCCCTATAGGATTTTGTGGAATTGGAATATTTACATTAGTAGCCATAATACTTATTTGTATTTAACGTCTTTACAGTAACCATTCTTTTGAAGTAATGGAAGCATTTCTTCTAGCTTTTCTCCTATATCATCTCTGACCATAGGGGAGTTAATCATACACACTTTCTTTTTAAAAGTATCGTAAGCATTACATTTAGCGTCATTAACAGTTTTACCTACACCAGAAACAGTCATTACATAGCTACCAGCCGTAACTATACAAAGTTCTGTGTTTCTACCATCTTTACCTGGTCCAAAACCCATTTTAACTTCTGATAGATGAATGTTACTAGTAGCATCTTCCATTGTCAAATCAAAAATGGGATAACCTGTATTTTCTTTCTTTTTAACGTTGTTGTAAGGGTAGTCAGGTTGAGATACAACAATACCACAAGCTATACCATCTTTAACTTTAAGGGTGTCTTTACCATTTAAAGAGTCAAGCATCCAACCAACAGGACAACCTAAATGTAAAGCTTGCTGGATCTGAAACAAAGGCCATCCAGGACGAGTAGTAAACTCTAGGGGCCAGGGATTACCCTTATCATCAATGATACAGTTAACGTCTATATAACCGCTGTAACCTATACCATGTAAAAAACCTTCTAAAGGTAATAAGACTTTTTCAGCTAACAGGCTCTTTTGGGTATATCTCATCACAGTACCTTGTTCACCAGTAGCAGGACCATGATCCCCAGACATTAGCTTCTTAAACTCCCAGTTCTCAAGCATGTGTTTAGAGAATCCACCTAAACCAAACCATCCACCAACAGCCATCTCACAACCTTTATGGAACTCTTGTAGAACAAACTCACCATCATAAGCATTGCTCTTCTTCCATTTGTTAAGCATAAAGACCATATCACGCCAGTCTTTAGAACAATAGCTAAGAGCTTTATCTCCATCACCAACAGGTTTGGATACATAGCGTTTGTTTTTATTAGCAAGTACAAGTGCTATAGCATCATCATACTTCTTAAACTTTTGCATAGGAATAGTAGCAATACCAGCTCTTTCAAATATAGCTGACCCATACTCTCTATCTTGTTCCCATCTAGCACCTTCTACATTGCAGCCATAGATAGGGTATCCTTTACGCCTATAAGACTCTATACGTTGTATGTACCTGCTGTTATCAGTAACAAATATAAGATCAGCCCAGTCCATACTGGGTTCCCAATCAGGTACTTTCTTAAAGCAATCCATACCATCACCGTTTTCACAGCGAGTACCATCCATATTGTTACGCATATACACACGTACATCGTGTCCATAAGCAGCAGACTTGATAGCCAAGTCCATAGCAAATCCACAATCAAATTGGTCAATGATTAGAAGTTTCATAATTATTTACTTTGTTCAAGTTTTTCTCTACGTTTATCTAACCGTTCTTTTTCTTTGTCGTGTTTAGGAGTCCAATCCATACGACCAGCTTTAATTTCTTTGTCTCTATAGTTCCAAGCTTGTTCTTTAGTAGCAAGTTCACGTTCAGCACGTTGAGCTTTTTTAGTATCAGCATCAGCACCATAAAT